GTATAATTTAAATCCAAGGGATTGTTTGCAATCTCTTGATAGAAAGGTGGTAACCCCCGTGGGACTCTTAGGCCTGCGGCTCGGAGCCACCTTTTTATGTGTCTTTGTATCGTAGAACGCCCACTATTCTATCATCTTTTTTTATAATTACATCAACAGGCCCTTTCTGCCTACGTGGCAAGTGTTTTGCCACGCTATTTACTATGGTTGAATCATCAGTATTAAAATTAGTTGCATCTAGTACCATGCCCACTGGCTTGCCTATTAATCCATTTCTTTCTTGGGCTGCATATATTTGATTAATGCCATATCTTAGATTTTGATTTATTGAATTATCTGATGAACAATCTTTATACTCCCAATATGTATTTCTCCATTTTGAGTCTGGATTTTGATAATCATTACTCGACTCAAGAAGTTCTATATCGTCACCAAATTTTTCCAAAATCCATTGGGCTGTTTTCACATCTTTAGGCAATATGCGTTTAGAGCCTTTAGGATAATAAACGTCCCCTACACCAGGCGTGCTATTCTGCAAATACTGTTCTGTAACATCCTCAACCTTCGACGTTATCCATTTCTTTTTTTCAAGGTACTTGCCAATGCTCTGCCTTGTTTCCATTTCATAATCTGACGATGTATCCGTCCACTTCTTTGTGTGCACGTTCTGTGACCGTCCCTTATTTGGATAATATTCCACAGTACAATTGCAATTCTTATGTCTGCGGTAAACGTCTGATGGAACGTTATCTGGATAGCTGTACGTGCCAGCCAATCGGCTGCACCATTCGCAACAGTTCCATGTAGATTTTCTTATTATTTTAGGTGACATTCCAGAATTGCTTTGAAATTCCGCATTTTGCTTAACTGATTCATCAACATGGTGTTGGATGAAATTCTTTGAAGCTGACTTTACAAATGTTATCATGCTGTCCAAATTATCGGACTCAGAAACATGCTTTGCAATGCCTTCAACCCTGTCGGTGTCTATATCCGGTCTTATTGCATTAATTCCTATCCCTGCCTCTTTATTAAGCAATGACTGTATATTTTCCGTAATATCCGCAATATCGGTGTATCCCTGTGTCAGTGGTTGGTTTACCAGGCTTAAAGCCACATTGTAATCCAATCCAACATCTGGAAGCATATCCTCTGTAATCATCTCAAAAGCATTCGCCAGCACGTCGCCTAATTCTGCGGCGCATTTATTAGCATCATCATATGTGGCAGCTCCTTCATTAATCTTGTCAAGTGTCTCAGCCAACACGTCGCTGCCAGCTTTGCCGTTTTCATATGAATCCAATATCAATCTTAGTATTTCCTGTAAGGTCTCATCCATTTACCATCCCTCCGGAGCTTGGAGCAGGCTCCTTACTCTGGTTGATGCCTGTAAGGTCTCTAAGATTGTCACTGTTAAAGTATCCAGGCACAGCTTGGTTAATCTTGATTGCTCCATCACCTATACTTGACAGCATTGCACCGTCTGGCTCAAATATTGGTTCCCACACAGGCTTGGTAAGGTATATCTGCCTTCTCAAATATGGATATTCATCTCTTAAACATGCTGCAAGATATCCCACATTTAAGAATCCTGCTCCAAAGGTTCTTTGTGCTTTTTTTGCATTTAGGCGTAGATTTTCGTGAGCAGCCTTTATCGCCTCCACGCTTGAAGGGTTGTCTGATGCAAACCCTAAATCATCCATAGTAAGCCCTGTCTCGCCAGCAAAAAGAGCTGCGAACATTTTAAGTTGTTCATAATATGGTGTCATGCTCTGCTGTTGGAATTGTCCTACTACTGGTTTATCGCCTTCCTCATCCTTGGTAAACGTGAGCAGACTGCTCATTGAAGCCTGCCATTTGTCTATTTCTAGTTCTTGCGATATGCCAAGTGCATATTTTTGCGGAAAGCTGTAAAATTCTGCTGATATTTCAGCACGCTTAATGGTCCTCAGAGCAGACTGCTGTAATTTCATGCATGCCCTGCTTATTCTTGAATGTCCGAATGGCCTTACCGCATCGGGACGGTTGATAATTGGAACAAGTAATGGATATGGGGCTTTGTTAATTAAACTATACGATTTTCCGTTTTTGGAATAGTATTCCGTAATGCCTGGCTTGAAATAAGCCTCCAGAGTTGGTTGCTCATTGTCGTCCCTTTCCAATACAGCATACCCTTCGTACAAAAGATTGGTGATTGGATCTATCCTGCCAGTGGCATTTCCACCATCAATCACTTGAAGCCTTGGATATCCAGTCTCATCGGGCGATATGTATATAAAACAGCATGATGTAATCAAGGCTGAGAGCACCGCTGAATCATACAACGTATCAGGGTTGTTCATCTGAAATATTTGATTCAAATTAAAATTATCATCGGTAAACTCCCTAAAAATGAGCCTGTCTGCAATACTATCAACAGCCTTGGCACTCCATCCAAGCACACCGTTTAGCCATCCCATATTGGGTGGCAGCATCTTGCTGTAATCATTGAGGGCGTTCTTCATCTCGTAATATTCATAGCGTGTAATAACCCTTGTACGCTTTGCATTTAGTTTGTTTCTTAAATACTCTTTGCCCTTGTATTCCACTAGTTTGCCTCCAAATTAAATTTTCACGAGAAAATATTCCCAGTGACGGCTGGACTCCAAATCAAAGCCGAATGGGGGAGGTATGCCCCCTTCGTTTCATGTTATGTTCCCTTATACTTAGTCCAATCACAGCTTTGAGGAAGAATCCTGTTGCTTATTGTTTCCTCAACCTCCGTTCCTCTGGAACGAACTATAAGGTTTGATTTTTGCCGATTGCATGTCATATGTGCGAGCTGTAGATTGTCTATATCCGAAGGGTGTCCTCCCTTGTCTATTGGTATTATATGATCAATACATGCACTTAGAGGATGTGGATATGGTATGCTCTTGTCTACTGGTTTTCCACAGATTCCACATACGTTCTGCGTTGCCATAATCTTCTTTTTATTGCGTTCAAACGCCAGCCTGTGTGTACCATCATGGTCTGGGCGGTATCTGTTAGCCATAGGGGTACTCCTTTTTTATAATATTTGCCAAAGGAAGAGGCATTGCGACTGCTGCCGCAATGCCTCTTCCTCATGCTACATAACAATTTTATGAAAGGAGATTCAATTATGTCAGTAAGTTTATTATCCAACCTTCACTACTACAATATTAACACTTATTAGATGTGCATTGTGTGCAACTTTCTGTTAAATAATATGGTTTTCTTTTAAATGTCTCTTTAGCCTTCCAAGCGACTTTGTGATTTCTCTTTTTTGATTTATATTTCTTTTGCTGACAGTGTTGCTCTTGTGCCTCTAAAAGGTCTTTTGCTGATATTTCAATCATTCTATTCTCCTTCCATATTTGTGCAAACGAAAAAATCACTATGGATGCTGCTACTGCTGCCATAATGCTTTTCGGTGTCTAGCAATTATAATCTGAGCTATTAACGTAAAAAGGGAAACTCTACATCTGTAACTAATATCATATTAACACTTATTAGATGTGCATTGTGTGCAACTTTATCTGTTTTTTTATTTTTCTGGCATCTGGTATACTTGCGGAATTACTGTCGCCATTGGTGGGTAAGCAACGCTTCCTCGTAAATATCCATTAGAGCCTTCTGCATATAAATATTTTGAACATACTGCCTGTATCTCGTCCAATATCTCTATGCAACGTTCTTTGCTTTCGTATACCCCCAATTCTTCCAATACTCCTGAAGAAATCATAATAGTATGCTTTATCTCCTTTTTTCTGCTGCCTTCTTTAACTGTGCTATCTTCAAAATATCCAACATATGCATAATCACCGCCAAGCCTATACAATCCTTCCCTGTCCTGCGTTCTTATATATACCTCGCCCATATTTTAATTCTCCTTCTCCAAATTTTTTACTTCCCTTTTTAATTGTCTTACCAATATTATTGTTCATTTCCATCTGGCGTTTTTAAGCCATGCTTTTTCAAATTCACATTCCAAGCACATTTCTCACAGCAATGTGGGCATACATCAGTTGCTTGTGCTCTTTCACACATTTGCTTAATACGGTGGTCTCTTGCATCATACCAATCCAATGCCTTACTATCCAAATCTTTTACCATATCATACAATCCCTTAAATTGGTCATGGAGTTCTTCCAGCGTTGCATCATAATTGTTCTCTATAACGCATCCGTCAAAATCATTTTCATATAGCTGTGTAAATTCATCCAGTAAATCCGATAATTCTAATTGTTCCTTTTCTGTCATTGGAACTACAAATAAATTAACATGTTCGTCCATTATTTTCTCCCTCAAGCAATATATTAAGTTTATCCCTTAATGCATCAGCCTCTTCTTCATTAAAAAAATTTGCAATCAAACGAGTGTCGGCATCTCCATTATCAATACATATAAAATCATATTCATTTTTTAAAAGTCCCCGAACCTGATAGATAACACATTCAGGACGATTTATATTTAAGCAATGGGGCACAATTGAAAATCCTATAAATTCTAATTCATTCCCAAAAATATCATTATGTACTATGCTCATCTTTTGTCACCACCTTTCCAGAATGTGCCAGTCACTGGCACATTTTTCATTTCATCCAACACAAAAAGGCACTGCGTGCACCACACAATGCCCTTCTGCTGTACTTTAACATCATATTTTCGGAGGATCTATTGCTACATCTATCTTCCAATTCCATACTACCATAATACAGATGTGCATTGTGTGCAATTTTCAGTTATTTCTTAAATATCTTTCAATGCTACGTTCAACTGTGGTTCGGTCACAGTGCATAAGCTCTCCGACTTTCTCATAGGTGAATCCATCTACATAATAATACTGAATCATAAGCCTTATACGGCTGTCGTTTATACTTTCTATAAATTCCTCAATTTCCGCTTCTGTCTGTTGTGCCCTTGCGAGGCGATTCCTTCGTGCCACCCAGAGTCTTTCTAACCGTCTGTTCTTC